GAAATCACCCAAGTATAATTTATTTAAAGCAAGAACCAATTAAAAATGTCGAATAAGAAAATTTTTATAGCAAATAAAGATTATGAAGACATTATTAAGCAGGGAGATAGAGTTGAATTGCTGTCTGCATTGGGTAAAAATTTTGAGGTATTAAATTTAAGAACTGACAAATACATAAAATTGTCAGTGTCAATTTTTTTAAAAATATTTAAATAGGGAGTTGTCATGAAATTAAGACAGTTGGAATTCAAGCGATTGAAACTGAAGACATTTTTACAAGAACACTCAGGTGCAACTATGAGGTTTAACAATATTCAATTTCAAGTCGTCATTCATATAGATGGGCAATATTGTAAAATACAATATATTCCAAAAACATCGAATGAACTAATTAAATTAAATAATGTTCATGGAAGAGATAATGTGTCTAAAAAAATTAAAGAACACCTTGAAAAAAGCCTTGGAATTTCATTTAATTATGGTGATCCACACGATGCTGGATTGTCATTTACTACTTTGACCGGAAATATAGAAGACAATATTTTAACACAGATACAATAAGGGAGGTTTTATGGAAACAGATTTAGATTTTTCACAGTTAACAGCTGAAGAAAGAACTGAAATATTAAAGAAAAAAGCTAAAAGAAAGAGCGCAAGTCCAATGGGATATATTCATCCGCAGAAGATAAGAGAGTTATTAGCCAATACAGACTTGTCTAAACCTGTATTTAAGCAATATGAAGAGCCAATTATAATGAGAGTTCCTAAATTAGCTCAACAATGCCCTAAATGTGAAAAATATACAAAACATCATTTAGACATAAAATTTTTGAAATGGAGAGGTAAATGTTTTGATTGTATTTTAAAAGAAGAACATGAAATAAGATTGGCTGGACTTTGGGATGAATATGAAAATTGGAAAATAATGGAAAATCAATTAGCTTGGTTAAAAGATACAAAAGATGAAACTGAAGATTATTTGGAAAATTCATTAAAAACAAGCCAAGAATTTATTAGAGAAGATGGAACAATAGAAAAATGGGAAAATCCCAACTTTGAAAGAGATAAGATTTTTATTCAAGATAAATTAAAAGAATTAATAAAAGTTATTGAAGAATTACAAATTAAGGTTGCACCTATGAGAGAAAAATTTGATTATTATGAACCGTTAAAGAAAATAAAAGAAAATGTCACAAAAACCACTTAAAGAAATAATTGCAGAAGAATATCAAAAATGTGCAAAAGATCCTATACATTTTATTAAAAAATACTGCAAGATTGTTCATCAAGATAGAGGGTTGATTCCCTTCATTTTATATGATTTTCAAGAGAATATATTAGCTTCATTTTTAAGAAATGGCCGAAATATAATATTGAAAAATCGTCAAATGGGATTGTCAACATTGTGCGGAGCATATGCATTATGGTTAATGACATTCCATGAAAATAAATATGTTTTAGTTGTTGCTACAAAACAAGATGTAGCTAAAAATATAATTAAAAAAGTTAGAATCATGTGGCAACATTTACCAGGGTGGATGAGATTAAAATGTATAGAAGACAATAAATTAGCACAATCTTATGAAAATGGCTCAATGATATATGCAGGAACAAGTGCTAGTGATTCCGGTAGATCTGAAGCTGCTGCACTATTGATTGTAGATGAAGCTGCATTTATTGATGGAATGGATGAATTGTGGGGATCATTACAGCCTATTGTTTCAACAGGTGGAGACATCATAGTTTTATCAACTCCAAACGGTGTTGGTAATTGGTATCATCAAACATTTATCAATGCAGAAGAAGGAAAAAATAAATTCTTTCCAATTACATTGCACTGGACACTACATCCAGAAAGAGATCAAGTTTGGAGAGATGCTCAAGATATTGAGTTGGGAGTTAGATTAGCAAAACAAGAATGTGATGGTTCATTTTTAGCATCAGGTGACAATGTTATCTCATCAGAAATTATAGAATATTATAATCAAACATTTATTGTTGATCCAGTTCAAAAAGCTGGTGTTGACAATAATGTCTGGATATGGGAGCACCCAAATTATAGCAAGGCATATCTGCTTACTGCTGACGTAGGTCGTGGAGATGCTGAAGACTACTCTACTTTTCATATATTTGATTTAGAAACACTAACTCAAGTGGCTGAATATCAAGGCAAGATTCAGACTGGAGATTTTGGAAACTTATGTGTAGAATATGGAACAAAATACAATGATGCATTGATAGTTATAGAAAATAATGGAATTGGCTGGGCAGTTATACAAAAAGTTTTAGATAGAAATTATCGTAATTTATTTTATACAGAACAAAAAATCAATGTTGTTGATGAAAGCAAAATGCATAGAATCAACAATAAATTAAACAGACTGGAAAAGAAATCTGTTCCGGGTTTCATGACAAATATGACAACGCGTCCCGCAATTATATCTAAAATGGTGGAATATTTTTCTGACAGAAGCATTACAATTAAATCAAAAAGATTAGTCAATGAATTGTGGACTTTCATATATGTAAATGGAAAGCCGCAAGCAGCATCTAAAAGTTATCATGATGACTTAGTAATGGCTCTGGCAATATTGTTGTGGATTAGAGATACTGCATTAAGATTGCAAGGAATTAGAACAGCTTTAACTAAAAAAGCTCTTGATTCTATAAAAGTTGATAGAACAACTGCAGTTTATCAGCATATTCAGAATGGATATCAAAACCCATGGGTAATGAAAATGGGTGACAGTGAAGAAATAGATTTAACACAATTTGTATGAATAGAATAACACTAATACGAGAATTATCAGCAATTGACAAAGCACAAGATATTGCTATGTTGACACATGCTGGACAAAAGCGTAAAGCTAGTGGCCAACCGTATTTTATACACCCTTATCGAGTTTATCAAAGAGCAAAAGCTGCAGGCTTATCAAAAGATATACAAATAATTGCAATTTTGCATGATGTTTATGAAGACTCAAACAATAAAGACTATATTAGAAAAGAAATTGAAAGACAGTTTGGAAAGGTGATACTGAATTTCATTTTATTGCTTTCACATGACAAGTCAGTAGATTATGAGCAGTATGTCTTAAGATTGGCTAAATTGAGCAAAGTTGCATTGACAGTTAAGCTCTTAGATATGTTAGAAAACCTAAAAGATAATCCTTCAGAGAAACAAAAAACTAAATATTTAGGGTCAATTGAATATTTATTAAAGAATAACATATCTATAGATCCAAAAATATTGAATATGTTTAATGAATTTAAATAAGAAGAGGCATTTATGGCACAAAACCTATTAGTAGAAAACGTTTTTAAACAATTGAAGCGAATGTTTTCTAGAGACGTTATTGTAAGACGTGTTGGCACCAAGAAACTAAAAGTGATGGACACTTATAGCACTCAAGCTATGGGTTCTTTGTCCACAAATTATTTGGGAGCGCAATATAGAAATCTATATTCTTCATTAAATTACGGTTATAATCAGTCACTATCTATTCAATCTCAAAGATTGATGCTTTTCAGAGAATATGAGTTGATGGATCAAGATCCAATTATAAACTCGGCTCTAGATTTATATTCTGAAGAAGCTACAGTTAAAGATGAATATGGAAAAATATTATCTATTAAATCAGATGACAAAGAGATTGCTGGAATTTTAGATAACTTGTTTTATGATATTTTAAATATAGACTTTAATTTAATTCACTGGACAAGAAATCTAGTTAAGTATGGTGATATGATGATGAAATTAGACTTAGCTGAAAAGCTTGGAATAATAAATGCAATGCCACTATCTCCCTATGGCGTGACTAGAATTGAGGGCGAAAATCCAGACAATCCATATGACACAAAATATAGAATTGATGGCCCAATTTTACAAGGCACATACGAAAACTACGAAATAGCACATTTCAGATTATTAACAGATTCTAACTTCTTACCTTATGGCAAATCAATGATTGAGGGTGCAAGACGTATTTGGAAACAATTAACTTTGATGGAAGATGCAATGTTGATTCATAGAATAATGCGCGCACCGATGAAGAGAGTTTTCAAGATTGATGTTGGAAATCTAAATCCAAATGAAGTTGATGCTTATATGGAAAAAATCGTCAACAATATGAAAAAAGTTCCTTATGTTGACGATTCAGGAAACTATAATTTAAAATATAATATGCAGAATATTACGGAAGATTTTTATCTTCCAAAACGCGGATCTGATGATTCTACTGCAATTGATGTTTTAAGTGGTCTTGAATATAATGCAATTGATGATGTTGAATATTTAAGAAATAAATTGATGGCTGCTCTTAGAATACCTAAAGCTTATTTGGGTTATGAAGAACAATTGGGAGCAAAAGCAACATTGTCTCAGGAAGATATTAGATTTGCAAGAACAGTTGAGAGAATACAGAAAACATTGTTAGCAGAGTTTAGAAATCTAGCTATGATTCATTTGTTTATTCAGGGTTATGAAGATGCAGATTTATTAAATTTTGAATTGCAAATGGCAAATCCTTCTACTGTCTATGAACAAGAAAAAATCCAAATATGGAAACAAAAGGGGGAGTTAGTAGATACATTAAAAAATCAAAAACTTCTTCCAACAGATTGGATGTATCGAAACATATTTCAATTTGGTGATGATCAAATTAAAAAATACAGAGAACAAATTATTGAAGACACGAAATTTGAATATAGATTGACACAAATTGTAGCTCAAGGAAATGATCCTGCAGACACAGGTCAGCATGTTGATGATAGTGGAACAGTGAGAGGATATGATGA